TCAAGGCAGTCCAACCGCTCAACGCCGCATCGAATTCACGATGCCGTACAACGCCAACGATTACTACACGAAGAGTGGCTCGGCCTATGTGATGGCGCGTTCCGACGCAAAATCCAAAGCGCGTACTTACGGAATCGTGCAAAACCGTTTGTTTATAGGCAACCGGGTGGGCATGAACATCCAAACCAGCCCCGAAACTATTCCTAATAACCCCTTCGACCCGATTGTTTTGCAAGAGGGCGGCATCAGTGCGCTCTACCGCAATAACGGATTGAGCTGGACGATGAACGACGAAGGTATCGTCATTTCAAGCGACCTTATTTTTTGGGGTGCTGTTGGCGGCACTGGAACGACATGGTTCCCAGTTGCCCCGGGTGTTGTCACACTTCCGACCACCCCACCTGTTGTCAGCGGCCAGATGACAGTAACCAATACTGTGCCAGCGTATAACGTCAGTCTTTCACTAGCCCCAATAGTCAAAACAGGGGTCACTGTTACTAGCTACCCGTACGCCTTAACGTCTCAAACTTCAGTATCTCTCAGCGTAAAAACCCGCTTAGTCCTTGTTACCTCTGTCGCTGCGACTACCCCAACATTCCAACTGGTTGTGCCTGTACCAGCAATTCAGACAGCCCCGCCTTCAGTCAACGTTCCTACTCCAGTCTTTACGCTAACCGTCCCAACTCCTACTATTACTACGACATAGACTAAGAAAAACCGGGCGTGTTATGGCCACAGTCAGCGTCTATAACCATACGGCGTCAGTATTGGCTTTTGGTAGTGCCCAAGCCTTTGACACTGCGGTACAGCTGTGCTCAGCATTGACTTTTAACGCTGCAGACACCACGCTAAGCGGAATGACGTTTACGGAGCTATCCACAGCTAACGGGTACACCCAAGGTGGGGCATTTCTACAAAACACATCATCGGGCATTGTTAGTACAGACGACGGTACTTTGGATGCAGATGACGTGGTTTGGACTGCAAGTGGCAGCGGTATTAGCGCTACGCACGCCCTTGTGATGAATTATTCAAGTCTGCTAGGCCAGATACCTTTATTTGTGATTGATTTCGGTGGGACGTTGACGGCGACCGCTGGAAACGATTTTCGGATTATCTGGGATTCGACCGACCACATTATTCGGATCAACAAGGTTTAACTCATGGCACAGACCACTACGATCAGTACGAAAGAGCTTCAGCGTCTGGCTGTCGAAGCTTACGAAGGCAAGACTTTGAAAGTCATGCTGTGCTCTGTTGGAAGCAGCGGCTTTACAGCCGAAAGCACTGTTGCCAACTGGCAAACTGTCGAGCAAAGCGGCAGCGGGTATGTTCGGTTTTCAGCCACCATCGCAACAGGCAGCTACGACACTGGTACGGGCCGCTATATCTTGCCCACGATCAACGCCAGCTTTACGGCTACTTCTGCCTACAGCTACGACCGTGTGATTCTTTTCATCGACGGCGAGACGAATATCCACAGCGAGATCCAAGAGAGTCCCAACATCGCTTTATCCGCCGGCCAAACCCAGACCTACCAGCTTTCCCTGATCACCGACGACTAAACCAATGGCACCTACCAACGTCAACATCGACTTTGGTGATGATGCCCTGGTCCGCGCAAACCAACGTCAGCAAGAAAACAACCGTTTCAACGGCGTCAACGGCCGGTACTACCAACGGGTGGAGCTTGACGCGCTTGCAGCCAAGGACGAAAAACTCAAATCGGAGGATCGCACCGCAACAGGAGACCCGCGCAACTACGACTTAACCGAGCTGGAGCGTGTCAAGGATGAACCAGCCGCTTTCCGTGGCGGCGGCTTCCTTTACGTGTGCCTTGGTTTCGAAGAACACCCTGACGCCTCAACCTACAACCATTGGCTACAGAAGATCAGACAAAAAGGCTTTGAAAACTACCGGTTTGTCTACATCCAGCTAACACCGACACCCTCCCAATGGCAAACAACTGAATACCTAAAGGTCACACCGAAACATGTAAACGAAATTGGAGTCTCGATTCCTTACGTTGCGTCGTACACATACAGCAACAATTTTGACCGGAAGCAAGTTCAGGGCTATGGGGTTTTTGGCGATAAAAGCAAAGGCGACGGGCTTTTCGACCCACAAGTTGTTGAATCACCGCCAGGGTCAGGCTTTTTCGTTTGCCAAAACACTGGAACGCTGTCAACAAGCCAACGCTATAACGTTTACCGACTGCCTACCCACTACACAACTCGTGAAACAGGGCGAAGTGAAAAGCTCGTTTTTACTACCGCAGGCCCTGGCCGTGCTATCACCGGAGTTAGCGGTAGTGCTTGCACGTTTAGCACAGACCCAGTAAGGATTACCCAATCAGATCGATTGGATCCTTTTGTATCGATCGGAAACTATTCGGGTGGTGAGGTAGTCACCACAACAGGTACGACAGGCCCTGTTTTTCAAACAAATACGACGTACGTACTGGGCGAAAAATTCATCACAAAAACGCTGAGACCCTTCCAGCAAAGTGTTGGAGGGGCACCTAGCCAGTTCCGTTTCGGCAAATTCAATTACCGCAATGCCGAGGTAGGCGAATTAACAGCTTTAATCCAAGGTCTCGCTGGAGGTGAGCTTTCTTCGATTCGCAGAATTTTTATTGATGCGTATCCGGTTTACCGAGACCACCAAGTAGCGGTCGACTTTTTTCAAGGCACAACAGCCCCTGGCCCGAACCCAACTCTGGAATACGATCCACAGCTAAGCCCACAGATGCTGGACAAGGGCGCAGTAGATCTGTTCCCCCACCTCAACCATCTGGGCACAACACTTAAGAACGGTTCCCACAAACTACGTACAGACAGTTTTCTTGGTGTTTTAAACCAGCCAAACCCTCCGTCCGCTTATTCCTGGAACAGCGATGACCATGCTTTCTCAGGAAGTAATAACTTGGCGGAATCAGAAATAACAAATGCCACCGCCTCTGGGACGTCGTCCGGGTTCTTCGCTACTTGGGATTCCAAAAACCTATATCTCATGAATGGTTTTACACAAGCTGAACTAAAGCGCAGCACACCATTGCGGCCTTTAGACCCTGAACTGCCCACCACTGGCATTCCAAACCCCGATGGAACGTATCCTTCAAACGGTGCGAAAACGCTTGTCCCGACAATGCTTTGGTATCAGCAGTTTGTAAACGACATCCAATACGACTACTTTCGAAACAGCAAGACAACCCACTTAATCGACAATACGCGTACACACAGCTTTATTGGTGATGAAAATTATCCATCTAGATACGTCAATCCAACGGCATTTACTGTTAATACAGAAGAAGAGATGAAATCTAAACGCTACACATATCCTCAGTACAACCCAGTTCTTCGGCTTTATGCGCTCCTAGATGTGCTGGACGCCTACGGCATACTTTGAATAGGGTCTAGAAACCGATGCCTGCAACTGTCAACTACACCGAAAGCCTGCTGCTGGGACGCGCCAAAGAGCAGACGCAAGTCAATCGCTTCCTCTACTTGCGTAATAGGGTAGCCGCTAGGATTGTTGCATCTGCCACGTCTCGTACATGACACTGCCGTTCGTTGTTCCCCCGGCACAAAAAGCATCTTGCCGGGTTGGGAACAACCGTTGCGGGGTTCTTGAGATCGAGCTTCTCGGGGGTCTTACTGTCGGAGAAAGCGCCACAATCTCTGAGCTTCTTGCCAAAGAGCAGAGTTCTTTTGTGCTTGGAGCGAAGATCGCCGACGGGATCGCCACGCAAGAGAAAATCTCGATTAGCGAAGCTTTCGCAGTTATTGAAGACTCCATTTCAGGCAAAACACTTGAGCCTGAAGCCGAGGCAATCCGTGTGCGTCACGCCGACAGCATCCAAGAAGTGGCTGCGTTGTATGCCCATGCGGGGCAACGCAACATGGAGGCATCAGTAACCGCCCTGGTTCGTAGCCGTCTTGCGCAACCGGAGTGGTCGATGGAAGACACGCGCTCCATGGACCAAGCGCTGTTTGCCGACATTTGGGAAATTGTGCAGCAGGAGCAGATGGCGGAAGACAACGAAGCTGAGCCTGTAACTGAGGAAGAGCTGGGAAAGCCGCAGCCGGAACCTGGGAAAAGCCAAAAACCAACTGGGAAGAAATAGCGTACGAGCTATTCCACTACTTCCCCAACCAGTACAGCCGCAGCACATTTCAGTCGGAGCTGCGGCAAGAGGTTTTGTATGCCTGGCGCGAGATCCACAGAATCCGCAAGGATCAGGCGTACATTTCTGAGCTGCCCGTTGCTCAGCTGACGGCACTTACTGCAAACATCAACCGCGACACCAAAAAGCAAACCAAACCGTTCGAGCCAAAAGACTTTTGCTTGTTTTTCTCTGAGCAAGAAAAAGACAACGTTTTCTCTGCTGAAGCCGCTGCTGTTGCACTTGCTCTCAAGCACGAAGAAACCTATCCGCCATTACTTCTTACTGTTTGGCCTCAAGTTCTTGCATCAGCAGCGGATGGAACGCGAACACCAAAACAGCGTGCTTTGCGCAGTGACGATGATGCAGTTTGGTTGCTTGCGCCTACGTGGGAAGGCAAGAATTGTCGTGCGGGGTTAGCTCTAATTTTTGGTCATGTACACGGCGCAGTACGTGTTAGAGACCTCGACAAGCCATTATTGACCTACGATCTATACATACCCGACCGTAAAGGCTTTGGCTGGATCGAGGCTGGGTGCTTGCTACTAGCGGCCGATGGACGTTCTAACCCTCAGAACTGAGTTAGAAACCCACCTTGTCAATGACTTGGGGGTCTACACCCTCAGTAACGGTGCTACAACTCCGGCAATTAGCGTTCGTGCTGAAGGCGAAAGCCTGCCTGCTCAAACCACAGTCACTGGCCTTGAGTGCATCATTTTGCGTGACCCAGAACCTGTTCCTGTAACTCAATATCGCCATCAAAACGCTTTTAGCCGCTGGACCGTCCGGCTAATGGATTGGAGCGGCAGCATTGTCCTAAAAGACGTTGGAGAAAAGCTACTTTATGAATATGCGGGCAGCGAAATGGAGTTAGTGAGCGTCCCACGGGACATCGGACCTAGGGCACAGCTCCAGCTGACTATTACAGCCAATCCAACCCCCGTCGTTCCCTAACCCGAGGTTCCCGCCATGGCCATCACTCCTGCCAGTTACAACATCCGCCCCCAGCGCCGAGCCGACTTCGAGCTGCAAATACAGTTCAAAGACTCAACCGGCACTGCGATCAACATTTCGGGCTGGTCCGTTGTTGCTCAATGCTGGAATAAAGACCGCACCACGAAGCATGGTGACTTCACGGTGACGATCGTCAACGCCAGTACGGGAACAGTCAAGATCAAGTTGCCTCACACAGTAACGATCAACTTGCCAGACGAGGCTTACTACGACGTGATGTTGATCGACAGCTCAGGTTTGCGCGAATACTATTTAGAGGGAATCGTTCGACCAAGTGAAGGCTATAGCGCCCCCTAAAACCAATGGGTAACACCGTCCAGGTCACAACAACTGATCAAGTCCTTGTTACTGAGGTTTCGGCTCAGGCGATTGAGCTGCAGGCACCGACTGCGCCGGCAACGGTAGAGATCCAAACGCAAGGCCCCCAAGGCGTGGCTGGTCCGAGTGCTCCGTTTAGCAGCCTGTCTGATGTTGACGCAACAGGCAAAGTAGATAAATCGGTTGTGTATTACGACAGTGCTTCGTCGAAGTACAAAGTTGACAACATTTATACTGTGCTAACTCTTACTGATGGCGGCGCTTTTTGACATTGAGTAAGCTGAATCTATAGGTTCAGCACGTAAACAGTGGCTAACACGATCCGCATTAAGCGCAGTGCTACCACTGCCGCGCCAACAACTCTGGCCAACGCCGAATTGGCGTATTCCGAAAACAGCAACAAGCTGTTTGTCGGTGTTGGAACGGGCGGTGCGGGCGGCTCAGCCACCAGCATCGTTGCCATCGGTGGCTACGGGGCATACACGACCCTGGACACCACTCAAACAATTACGGGCGACAAAACATTTACTGGCACCGTTGATCTGAGTGGCGCGACGATCGCCAACGTCAACACAACCGGAAACATGGTTGTGGGCGGCAACCTGACAGTTCAGGGCACAACCACAACTGTCGAATCCACCACGGTGACGGTGGACGACAAAAACATCGAGCTTGGCTCGGTCGCTACTCCGACTGACGTCACAGCTGACGGTGGCGGCATCACGCTCAAAGGCGCAACCGACAAACTTTTCCGCTGGATCAACGCCACGGATAGCTGGACTTCGAGCGAAGACATCGATCTGGCTAGCGGCAAAGTTTTCCGCATCAACGGAACAAGCGTTCTCAGCAACAACACTCTTGGCAGCGGCGTCACCGGATCAAGTTTGACCAGCGTGGGCACCCTGACCAGCGGTGTCTGGAACGCCAGCACAATTGCGGTCAACAAAGGCGGCACCGGGGCAACCTCAATTACCGGACTGGTCAAAGGCAACGGCACCAGCGCATTTACTGCTGCAGTTGACGAGACTGATTACCTCAGCCCGAACGCCGAAATTGACGGTGGTTCGTACTGATTAGAATTTAATCGTCTGGCTATATAGCCACTACAGGACAGCCAAATGGCAAACACACTCAGGCTTAAGCGCTCTGCTGTTTCAGGTCGCGTCCCAGCAACAACCGATCTGTCCCTGGGTGAAGTTGCCATAAACACAAATGATGGCCGCGTCTTTTTAAAGAAAGACGACGGAACTGAAGCAATTGTCGAAGTTATTGCTGACGACGGTGCCGGCAAAGTCGGCATTGGAACTTCGTCGCCAATATCTGATGCTGTTTTAACGCTTAGCTCTGACTCTGATACTGCACTTTTCTTCCGTCGTGGAGCAAGTACAAACCAAGATGGAGCCATTCGTTTTGAAGGCGGAGCTTTTCAGTTTTTAAATGGCGCAAATTCCAGCACAGTTGCTGGTTTGTCCGAGCGGATGCG